TTCGGAAAAGTTCGGTGAGTTTTTTGAGTGTATGTGCATATGCATGTGCACTTCCGCAATTAGTCATAGTGAATTTTGGGTTGTAGTGGGGTTACCACTTGACATCACAATCCTGATTCAACGCATCAAACTCGACAATCTCACACGAGTCATCCTCGAGAGAATCCACGCGCGCATCGGCCTTCTCCCGCGAGTCGTACACCCCACGGATGCTCTGCATGAATCCGTCAGACGTGAACACCATATAGTAAGCCATGTCGTGTAGAGGTTGGCTGTCGTGAGTGAGGTGACTATCCGGTGTTTTGGGTTTGGCCCGTGCAGACAAAACCTAGATTAGAGAGTGGAGTACCGGCGGATCATCATAGCAGCGGTCATACACAGTGACCACTGGTGTGCATGATCCCCCCCGTCATACGGGATGGTTACAAGTTCAACAACAAGCCGCCACTCGTCAAAGAATGGACCGATTGTTGCGATGGTTGGCTTTTCAGTGTCCCATGCTCGGATATAGTTTCCGAAGAATGCAAAGGACATTTTGTTTATAGGTATGGAGGTGTTTCTACTTTTGAGACGTGTGGAGACAAATCATAGTTTAGTTGATAACGATAATCGTACCAACCATGAGTGAATTGTTCTTCGAAGCATAGTAAAGAGTACCGGGTGCACTAGCGGGGACGCGCCACACTATGGTACCTACATCGGTATCTGGATACGACACGCCGGTCGTGTACACATCTCCGGCACTATATGCACCACTGACTGTCTGAATATTGAATGGTTGACCGGGGGCATTCATATAAAACACAATCAACGTTGTTCGAGCCACATAAAACGTGGGATTTGCGCCACCATTCACCGAGTACACCTGGTTTTGATAATTCTCGACTATATATCGATCGACGGTCGATGCATATGCAATCGGAAATTCTATGCTCATCTCGATTTCTACGGAATTTTTTACAGTCACACGGATTGTCTGAATATCGACGTTTGTACCCTGCACAAAACCGAATGTGATACCGGTTCGAGATGTTGCAGAGACGGACATCCCAGCGGGAAGCGCACTTGTTGTATACGTCAATGTGCCCAGATTGTAATAGGGTGTCGTCTGAACAACAAAGAATGTATTGGCACTTGCGGTATCGACAATGACTGGTGACGTTGGCATCGCGAGCACGGGCGGCCTATCAGCGATGTACTCTGCCGTATAATTGATTGTCGGCCATGCGATGTACTTTATCGGTCCGGCGAGGCACAGATCGCCGTTAAGTGGAACAGTCTTGCGCACCTGTTGAATCATCAGCCGCTGTGTCGTCATCTCGAACCACGACCGCTCTTCGTACGGCAGGTGAATAAACTCACCCCACACCTTGTACTTGTACGCACCGTCGAGCCCCTCAAACACGAGGTCGAGTTGTGCGTGCCGGATTGCGACGAGCGGGAAGTATGCACCCGTGAATGGAAGAAAAAGAGGCTGGAACCCCGTGGGTGTCTTGGCCTGTGACTCGTTCTTCGTCTCAATCACACGCCGGATCGTGTTCAGGTAGACGAGGTCGCGTTTGTCGATGATTTGTTCACCGAGTCGCGTCGCCATCGACGTGAATGTGATTGGCGTCGGCACGTGCACGTCAGTCACTGGGTCGTGCTTGGTCATGTAGACGTACCCGAGCAGATCACCCTTTGAAGTGTCAAAGCGTACGAGCCCACCTGGGGCGACATTTACACGTTCGAGCGACATGCCAAAAGGCACATGTCGCTTGTACGTCGATCTGAAGAAGGACATTTGCGGCTCAGAGGTGAGCCACACGTCCTGTGGGCCTTCGACCAGGAGTTGCGCACCTGGCGTCTCGGCCATCTAATACAATGCGGAGGTTTTTAGTCCCAATAAAGGAGCGAGGCGGTTCCATCCTTGATCTCGATGACGTTGTACCCGACGGCGTACAGGTAACTCCCAGTCACCATGCTCGTAAACGGCACGGTTGGCGGGGTGACAATCTGAAACTTGTCGATGCGCGAAAAGTTGAGCGTGCCTGTGGGTTGATACGACGTCGTGTCGAGACAGAACGGGATGACTGCAACGTCCGTATCGCGGAAATAGCCGTTCGGTGTGTGATAATACGTGTTGATGTTGGTCCACTGGTCGAGGTGACGTGATTCGCCAACGTCAGTTCCATTCACTTGGTACTTGAACTGGTAATCTGCTGCCGTTGGCATTCTGATGTAAAGCGAGACTTTATTTTGTTGTACATCACACCACGATTGGGTGTATAGGCTCGGTCAAGCCATATGCGCTGAACCGCGACGACCGAGTCGAGGTCAGTCTTGATCGTTCCGTCCTTTTGTAGGTAGGCGTTCTCGTACTTTGGGTTCAACTTTCGGCGTTTGCAAAAGGTTAGATCATCGGCAACGAGCGTCTCATATGTCCGAGGCATCCCATCCTGGTCGATCCACTGACGTTTGAGCCCGGATGGGAGTGGTAACCCAAACTCGAGCGCATGGACGTGGTTCCATATGTCCCAGATATCCATACATGTAAAATACTCACAGTCTTAAGATTGTATCCGCGTGTCCACCATCATGGACTGGAAACAGGTACAGCGTGAACTCTGGTCCAAGTGGCGTGTGTCCGATCCTGACATGTCCAACAGTGAACTCTGGGACAAGTACAAACACGAATGGGTCGAAGCGTACCGACCCTTTGTCAAGGTGAGGGGACCTATGCCGCGGTGGCTCCTCCTTGCCTAGTTACTCTCTACATCAGCGTCGGTTTTGACCGAACCCACCTTTGCGGGTCGGATCGGCGTTTCGCTATAGGACCAGATGGAGCGCTTGTTGTGGCTGTTCGGACACCGATCCACCTTGCACGTCTTCTTGGAACCGTGCAGCGCACCACTCACAAGATGAACCTTGAGGCCCGTGAGATTGGCGATGCGACGCACAGTCATAGGTCCACGCTCTTTGACAATCTGGAGAATCTCGGGTTCGCGGTCCATTTTGCTTAAACATATCGCGACAACTCTAAGTAATGAGTCACTACGACACGCTCGGTATCGATCGAGGTGCATCGGTCGACGAGATCAAAAAGGCGTACCGTAAGTTGGCCGTCAAGCACCACCCAGACAAGCCCGGTGGTGATGCCGAAAAGTTCAAGAAGATCAACCAGGCGCACGAGACGCTCTCCGATCCCGATCGACGTGCCAAGTACGACCAGTTTGGGACGGATGATCCTCAGCAGCAAATGCCACAGGGGCCGGACATTTCACAGGTGTTCCAGAACATGTTTGCCGGTGGCGGCATGCCGTTCGGGCAAGGAGGAGGTGGCGGGAATGGACGCCGAGGCGATCACAAACACGTCATTGAACTGTCACTCGACGAGGTGTTCACGGGAGTCACAAAGACACTCAAGGTGACAATCACGAAACCATGCTTCGCCTGTCTGCGCAAGTGCTCGACGTGTAACGGTGCCGGTATGCTGAGCGAAGTTCAAAACATGGGATTCATTTCGCAAATGTTTCAGCGGCCGTGTCACAATTGTCAGGGGAGTGGTCAATTGCCCCAGGGATGTGCACAGTGTCACCACCAGCGTCATGTGACAAATGCAGCGTCGCTCAATCTCAACATTTCACCAGGGCTCGAGGATGGTACGTCGCAAGTCATCGAGGGACTCGGTGAACAGGCGCGATCACCCAACGAACGTTCCGGCCACTTGCAAGTTATTTTCAGAATCAAGAAGCACCCCAAGTTTGAGCGCAACGGACACGATCTACGGTATAAGCTTACAGTCAGTTTCGAAGAGTCAGTCAACGGGTTTGAGTTTGTCGTCCCGCACTTTTCGGGACCCCTGACGCTCAAGACGCACGACCTAGACAATGTGATTGATCCGCGCAAAGACTACAAGATTGAAGGAAAAGGTCTTACACATGATGCGAATCTATATATCAACTTCGATGTTCAGTACCCGCGCGTGCCCCACTCTACAAGTCCGCGTACGACACAGTAGGCGCGATGCGATGGATGTCCATGATCATGCGGGTCTGCGCCGCGCTCGGAAACTCGCCGTTGTTTTCGTCCATGAAGCTCAGCAGTCTCCGTCCGGCATACTCGGCATAGTGGCGCAGCGTCTCGGGTGACATCGTCGGGTAGGTCGGAACCGCGCGCAGCCGCTCGACCCACTCTGCACCGGATGTCGTCACGGTCGGCGCAGCATTCCCCATGACGTACCATGCAGGTCCTTCGAGCGGCGGAGGCGGCGGTGCGGGCAAGCTAAAGGGCGCGCGGCACATGGGACACGGTGCGCCAATCGTACGGCGGCGGCTCGATGTGCTTGTCGTACCACGGCGGGTCGCCCACTGTGCCAGGCACGCCGTGTGGAAATAGTGGCCACACTTGGTCTTTGTCCGCTCGGACGGAACCATCTCGTTCATACAGATTGCACAATCTGTCGGCACATCAGGAAGAAGACCCTCCTTCTTGGCGTGGCGCCAGCACGCATCCAGTCCGCGAAACGTCTTACACTTGCACCGCGTGCCCTTGGACGTGTCGCGCGTGCAGTACATCACCGTCTCAGCCTCATTCACCATACGCTGGCTCTGCCTGTAGTGGATCCGGCACATCTCAAAGCCGGCGCACGCCTTGTTTTTGCACGCAGCCCCCTTTGCCGTCTTGCCTGTACACATGACCGGGGTCGGTGCGACTGCTCGCGGCACACGCACACGTGGCTCGTACATGCGCGTGCGCATATTCACGCCGAGACTCTGCAAGTCTCGGCGCATATCGCGCGGAATGTGTCCCGCAAGCGCCGAAAGCTCAGCCATGAGTGCGAGGGTACGCTCACGAATATCCATGATAACGATGGTGTTCGTGAGAGTATATAGTGCCTAGCGGGACGTTGACCCGTGGAGACAAAACCTAGTTTTTCAGAAAAGCGGGCACGAGTGTGATCGTACAATACGGGGAGAAAATGTGCGCAAAAAACGAAACGGGAAACGATCGCGAAGGTAATACAAGTATCTCATCTTACATTTCTAGCAGATATTTCCTCTAGACGTCATACTCGCGATTCTCGAGCGGATCGTCGCGCAACTCCTCCTTATTCTTCTGCTTGATCGCCGTCTCTTGGTCGTAGTAGGCGTGCGAAAGCTCCTCGGCGAGCTCCCACGCGTGGCGACACTCGATCGTATCCTCGAAATGGTAACAGAGGAGCATGGCTTGGTCGACCGCCTGTTTAATCTGACGCTTCGTCACCCTGGTCGGTTTAGGCTGGGACGCCGACGAGCACCGCTTGTTGGGCCGCGCGAGCATGACGATCTTCTGTGCAAGTGACCGCATTTACGGACACAGAGGCGGTATCTTTTAAGACTGGCGCCGACGGCTGAGAATCCACTGAACAAACACACCGACCGGCATATACAGTACCCAGTGGTTTAGTTCCTTAGTGTCATCGCCTCGAGCATGCGTGGGCCCTGTGTCCGTGTGACAACCGCAAAGACGGCGCTCATCATGGTCATGACGCAACCCATCATCTCATCCTCATCCTCAATCTCCTGGTCCCAAAAGTGCGGCACGTACCACGTAGTGTTGATCGCCACCTCCGTGCCGATCAGCAGCGTGTTGAGAAACTCTTCCCAGAGTTCCTCGGAAATCTGAGCAGGCTTGTGCGTCTGGTAAAACGCGTCGATGATCAGCTGCTCGATCGCCTCAAAGTCAATCTCGACGTGCTCCACATACGTCCGGTACAGGAACGCCGTGAGATCGGCGCCAATGTCACGCTGAATGTCGCGAAAAACGTCGTTCAGCAGTTCGGCCATTGTTCGTGTGTTTACTGAGACTTATGCCTCTAAGGGATCTGTGTAGACAGAACCTCCTTTTTCACCCATATGGCTCTTTTTTTGTCAGTCGATGGTAGGATGATCGCCAATGGAACTTCACACTGTTCGAGAAACGTCACGGATTCGATCCTAAATTATAAATCGACTCCCCAACTCGACGCATTTGGTCGACTTCGGGTCAGCAGCCCTTTCACGCTCTTTGATTCTCAGCAACGTTTCGGGCTTGACGCGTCGTTCCGATCAAACGTCGCCTCGGGTGGGTCGGTGACCTTCATACCGACCCAGAGTTCTGCAAATCTCACGGTGACCAATACGACTGGATCGTTTGCGGCGCGCGAGACTGCCTATACATTCAAATATCAGCCCGGCAAGTCTCTTTTGACGATGTTGACGTTCGTCATGGCGCCAGCGTCGCCCGGAAACACACGTCAACGCGTGGGATACTTCGGGGAGGCCAACGGCTTTTACCTCGAGTTGGCGAACGGTGTTGAATTGGTCAAGCGTTCGAACGTCACGGGAACCATATCTTTTTCGAACGTGGCACAGACCAACTGGAACGGCGATAAACTCTTGGGAACTGGTCCGTCGGGTCTAACACTCGACATCACAAAGGCTCAAATTCTCTGGATCGATATGGAATGGCTCGGCGTCGGCTCGGTCCGTATGGGGTTCATCATCAACGGCATTTTCATCATCGCACACACGTTCCATCACGCCAACTTGACGAATTCGGCGTACATAACAACGGCGTGTTTGCCCGTGAGGTACGAGATCCAGACTCTGAACGGTGCAGCACCGGCAACCTCGAACCTGACGCAGATTTGCTCGACAGTCATGTCAGAGGGTGGGGCGACCACGCCATTGACTCTCTATTCCAATTTGTGTACGTTCAGTGCGAC